TTCTGGTATTGTGATTATTCGCTATTCAGATACTTATCCTGCTGCGACATCTACGACAGGTTCTCCAAACATCACTGTTTCTGGCGGCTATCGCATTTACCGTTGGACTGGCTCAGGCAGCATAACTTTCTAACCGGCATTGATAGGGGGTCACATGCCATTCAGCTCTCAGGCTGGGAAGCCCAGCATCAAATGGGTTATGTCAAAGATTCCGCAGCCTAAAACGGCTCTGGATATAGGTGTTGGTGAGGGAACCTACGCCAAACTCTTTCCCAAACTTGCATGGACAGGCGTCGAGATATGGGAGCCATACATTGAGAAGTATGGCCTGAAGAACCTGTATCCTGATCTGCATGTCGCTGATGCGCGTGAGTGGCAAACAGATCAAAAATATGATGTTTGCTTTCTCGGCGATGTTCTTGAGCATATGACGCAGGAAGAAGCTCAGGCGCTTGTCCGCAAAGCTAAACGCTGGGCTGACACTGTAATTGTCAGTATTCCTATTGGGCATTATCCGCAGGGCGAGTATGAGGGAAACCCTCACGAAGCTCACGTTAAAGACAACTGGTCAGATGCAGAAGTAAAACTATGTTTTGGAAAGCCTACATGGTCTTTCGTAGACGGAGAAATTGGCGTTTACGTCTACTCCAAGTACGAGATTAAACTGACGTACTGCGTTTACGCCATTAGCAAAAACGAGGAACAGTTTGTTAAACGGTTCTGCGAGTCCGCTAAAGAGGCTGATCTTGTCCTCATTGCTGACACTGGAAGCACTGATGACACAGTTGTTCTTGCAGAAGAATGCAGAGCCAAGGTCCACCACATTTACGTCAATCCTTGGCGCTTTGACATCGCTCGTAATGCTGCTCTTGCTCTTATTCCCCGGTCTATTGATATTTGCATTTCGCTGGATTTGGACGAGGTTTTAGAGCCGGGCTGGAAGCAGAAAATTGAGCAGGTCTGGGTGCCCGGTAAGACCACAAACCTGTGGTACTACTTTGACTGGGGCCACAACATTCGGTTCCCTTACCGGAAAATCCATAGCCGTCATGGCTATCACTGGCATCATCCCTGCCATGAGGATTTGCGGATAGACGGGCGCGTGGAGCATATCACTGCGTGGTGCCCGCATCTTCTGGTCAGCCATCATCCTGATCCAACCAAGAGCCGTGGTCAGTACATGGAAATGCTGGAAGTGGCGGTCAAAGAGGACGCCACAGACCCGCATCACTACTTCTATTATGCTCGCGAGCTGACCTTCTACCGGCGCTGGGATGAGGCCAAGAAGGCCCTGACGACCTACCTCGGCATGAACGCTGCCAGCAATCAGAACGAGCGATGCTACGCCATGCGGCTTATGGGCAAGTCCTACGCTGAAACTGGCGATCTGCCACAGGCTGAGAAGTGGTACTACATGGCGGCTGGCGAAGCCCCCAACACCCGCGAACCGTGGTGTGAGCTTGCTATGCTAATGTATCGGCAGCACCGCTGGGAGGAGTGTTTTGCGGCTTCCATGCGGGCGTTGAAGATCAAAGACAAGCAGCTAGTTTATACTTGCGATCCAGCCGTGTGGGGGTACTGGGCGCATGATCTCGCCAGCATTTCTGCGTGGCATCTTGGGCTGAAAGACATAGCTTTAGATCAAGCAAAAATTGCTGCCGAGATGGAGCCGGGTGACTTACGTCTGAAGGCCAATTTAGAGTATATTCAGAACGCAATTCTGGCGCAGGGGGAGAAGGCGGCATGACGAGATGGATTCGCAGTCCCTCATAAACTTGGCTTTTGGGATCATTCTGACAGGTCTTGGCTGGTTTGGGCGGCAGCTATGGGATGCCGTTAAAGAACTACGCACGGACTTGCATAAGATCGAATCAGAAATTCCTCGCGTTTACGTCGCCAAGGAAGAGTTCCGGCACGACATCCAAGAAATTAAACAGATTTGTAATGAGATATTTCGCAAAATAGACGACCTTCGCGACAGAAAGGCCGACAAATGAGCCTCGACGTTGACCGCATTACCAAATCTGTTGGAGCGGTCACGGCTGTGTTTGCGATGGTTGGTGGTGGCTATACCGCCTCAGATAAGCTTGGCTTGTTTCGCAAACCTATTTTGGAGTGGTCTGCGGAGCATTTCAGCATCACAGACGGCCCCGCCAGTGGCGAATTTGCCGTGGTGGCTGCTCGGCGCAAAATCAGGGACGACTGCTCAGTTGAGCAATTTCGGCTGGAAGTCCGTGATTCTCGCTACATCGTTCACAAAGCGAATCCGTCTATCGCGACGTTCTCCGGCCCGGCAAACGAAAAGGTAGACAAGTTCGGATACGCGATCACCATCGAAGACCCGCACCGGGTCGCGCCCGGTAAGGCTACGCTGCTGGCGCGCATCAAGTATAAATGCCCAGAAGGCGAGGTTTTGATTAGCTATCCAGATCACGCCAATCTGACCTTCAACATCACGAAATAGGAGTTTTGCCATGCGGATGTCGGCAGACGGATTGGCGCTGGTTAAAGAATTTGAGGGCCTGCGCCTGAAGGCATACAAGTGCCCGGCAGGCGTTTGGACCATTGGCTACGGCCATACCTCGGCTGCCGGCAGCCCGGCTGTTAATCCCGGCATGGAAATCACCAAGGACGAGGCTGAGGAAATCCTCAAGCGTGACATGGTGCAGTACGAGGCTGGCGTAGAAAAACTAGTTAAAGTTGAGCTTACGCAGGGCCAGTTCGATGCGCTGGTCGATTTTGCCTACAATGCCGGTGTAGGCGCATTGGCGAAATCTACGCTGCTGAAGAAGGTCAACGCCGAGAAGTTTGATGAAGTTCCCGCTGAGTTTATGAAATGGACCCGTGGCGGCGGCAAAGAGCTTCCCGGTCTGGTTCGCCGTCGTCGTGCTGAGGTTAAGCTGTGGCGCGGTCTGGAGACTGCTCAACCTGTCTGCAATGATGAAGCTCGCACCGAGCCTGATCTCCCAGCTCCCAAGAAGTCCATCGTTCAGTCTAAGGAAGCGAACGGTGCTGTGATTGCCGGCGGCGCTGGCGCTATCGCAGTTGTGCAGGAAGTCATGCCCATCGTGAAAGAGGGTGGTGACATCCTATCCGCGATGAGTACGACGGCCATCGTTTGCCTCGTAATCGTGGTGGCTGCGGGCGCAATCTGGTATTTCCGCAAACAGCGGCTTGATGAGGAGGGCGCATGATCGGTTTCCTGCTCTCGCCTGTCGGGCGTTTCGTTTCTGCCGTTGGCGGAGTTCTCCTCGCCATCGCGGCGGTCTATGGAAAAGGTCGCCGGGATGCCCGGCAAAAGCTGGAGGCGGAAGCCAATGCCGACGCTCTTAACCGCACGCAGTCTGCCATTCGCGCTGGCGATAGCGCTGCTACTGATTCTGCCCGGCTGCGCGACAACGACGGCCACCGTCGCGACTAACGCCTCGGTCTGTGCGGTCTGGAAGCCGGTTAGCTGGTCAAAAAAAGACACAGACCAGACGATTACCGAGATTAAGGTCAATAACGCCCGCCGTGAGGCTTGGTGCCATGACGCCAAATAAGTGCTAGAATAAGGCGTTAGCGAGGATCACATGACAACGGGTCTTTCTTACGATGGTTCGGTGGCTGGCACGACCAGCTACAAAACCCAAATCGCGACCTTGGCTGTTGTCGAGGAAAGTGATCCTGCGTTTGTAGCCATCCTTCCGCAGATGATTACTTACGCTGAAAACCGTATGTATCGTGACCTTGACTTCCTTTTTACGTCAACGTCGATCACTGGCTACCAGTTCACCTCCGGCAGCCGGCAGCTAACGATCCCGCAGGGCACGATTGTTGTCAGCGAGCAAATTAACGTCATTACGCCACCGGGTGAGACTGACCCTAACGCTGGCACTCGCAATCCGCTTCTTCCGACGACCAAAGAGTTCTTGGACGCGGTTTATGGCGGCTCATCTGTGACGGGCTTGCCAAAGTATTTCGTGCCCTTCAACGACAATCTCTTTTTGGTTGGGCCGTATCCTGACCAGCCTTATTACGTTGAGATTGTAGGCACGTATCGCCCGGATAGTTTGTCGAGTTCTAACCAGACAACTTTCATAAGCCTCTATCTGCCTGACCTCTTCATCATGGCAAGCATGGTTTATGTGTCTGGCTACCAGCGAAACTTTGGCCGCCAGAGTGACGACCCGGCTATGGCGCAGTCTTACGAAAACCAGTATCAGACCCTTCT